CCCATAACATGACCACAGTTTGGAATACTTCTTAAAGGAGCATTTGGTGAAACTGTAAATGGATCTGAAACTTTAAGCCAATTTGCAGGAATAATCATATCAACTTCATCTGATCTCTGATAAGAATTACCAATTGTTATAAGTTGAGATTTTGTTCTATCTTCAGTAATAACTGTAATTACTATTGGGTTATCACCTTTAGTCCTTGCTTTACTGTAGATTTCAAGTTCTTTCTGAATAGATTCATTAGTAGTTTCAGGGTTTGCAAGAAATCTTACATCAGTATCATTTAATTTTTCATAAAAAAATCTTGCTCCAGTAGCATCAACTACTGTAGTACCATCAGCACCATTTTCAAGGTAAATTACTGTAGCATTTTCAACAGGAAGTCTATCACCAAGTAATGAAGCTGATGCTTCTGTTGGTTTAATCCAATTATTTGATGCATGAATGTTTTCAACATAAAAATCTACTACTTCAGATTCTGTTGAGCAAATTTGTTTCCCAAGTTCTGTCATAACTTCAGTTTCAATTCCAGAAGTACTTTTCCTGTAAGTCTGAATTGTAAAACCTTCAATTACTACTTCATCATCAATAGCAAGTGTTTCTGCAGATCCACCTGAGACTTCAAAATCTCCAGACCAAAAAACTCTTTTAAGTGATTCATCGATAGAAGTAACTTTTTTATGAACAGGATTTGCACCAGCATTAGTTTTAAATAAAATAATATCACCAACGATAATACCAATTACACTGTCAAGTTCAGCATAAGACTGTCCAGTAGCAGGAACTGTATTTGATGCAAGAGTTCCAAATCTATCGACATGAGTAATTTTAAATCCAGTTCTATTTCCAGATATTCCATATTCAAGTTCTTCCTGATAACCAGCTTCAATTGTGTATGCATCTGCATCTGCACCAACATCTGCTATATCTCTTGATGCTACTACAGAATCGACTGCACCACCAGTGAATCCAAGTAATGATTGTAACCATAATGTTGGACTTGTATTAACTGTGTTGGAAAAAAATCCATCTACAACATCAGGACCATAATCATTAGGATTAATCTGTCCACCAAAAATTTCAGCAAATTCTTCTGGACTTGTCACCTTGAAAGCTTTGTTATACTTTCTTTCAAAATTGGCAATTATACCACCGATTAAAAAATCAGAAGCAACTACAGCCAATGTCCGCTTAGTAGGTAAATTTTTACCATTTAAACCAAATGTTCTTAAATTTTTACTAGCCATAGTTTAAACTCCTTTGACTACGAAATATTTTGAGACATTCTTCCAATCTGGATGTTTCAACCATTTTTTAGGAATGTCTTTTCTTTCTCTGGCTTTGAATGTTACCATATCTCTGCCAATGTGAAGATCAAATTTTCTATTCTCTCTAAATATTACTGAAACTGTATCTTTATTAACAGTTTCTGGAATTTTAGCAGGAACACTTTTTGATTTTGCCATTTATACTCCTCCAATATTAACATTTATATCAACAGTTTCAGTTTTTGCTAAATCTTCTGCTGGTGTTATTATTTCTATAATTTCAACACTTAACTGATATTGAATTTTAGGAATAATATCTATTCCCTGAGGTGGTTTTGTTTCAGTAGGAGTCCCTCCAAAATCCATTTCATGTTTTCTACCATTTACCCATATGACTTCATTTGCGCCAAAATCTCTAATAGCTTTAGTCATTATGGCATTAAGCTGTGATGCTCTTGCTTCACAATCTATTAAAATTAAATAGTTCCATACTGCACCTTCCATTCTTTCAATTATGGAACCATCTACATTATATGTTTCTATGAATCTATCAAGTTTCCCGGTCCTAAGTACTGGTTCTGGAGTGATACCCCATAAACAAATACCGGGAAGTCTTACATCTCTTTCATCTGGATTAATATAAACTGGAAATGTTAAATAAATATCTGCATCAGTATGGGCATATTTAATAGTCTTTCCGTCATAATTATCACCAAGATTAGCTGATGAACTATTATCATCTATTTCTTTTAATTGATGTGTTTCTGAATTTACACCATCGTCAATCAATATAACTGCATATCGGTCTAGATAATCATAATCACCAGTATTTATAATTTTGTCTCCAACACTAGCTGAAATAGTACCAAGTAAAATACCTTTACCATTGTTTCTATTTAAATAAAATTCTATATGCTCTTTCATTTCTAATAAAAGATCTATTGGCATTTCTTCATATTCAACTATCATTTCAGATAAAATTATGTTATCAAAATCACCATGAATTGCTGTAATCTCTATTCTATCTATTGAAGTAACATCTTTAACATTTATATCTATATTTGTAAATGAATCGTAAACTGGAAGATAAAATTCATCTGTTGCATTTATTTTAATTTTATAATTGAAATCTGATTCAATATTTCTTCCATATTTCTGTTTACCTTTATTTTCACTCCATATACTAAATGTAAGAAATTCAAAATCTGTAATATCTACTGGAGTAATAGATTTTATTAATGTTCTTGTAGTATCACTGGCACTAAATTGTGCTATAAGTGATGTAGTATTATTTATACCAGCTATATATTCTTTGAATTCATTTAAGGCTAATACACTAGGAGAATTTATTGTCCATCCGGATAATGATGTAAACGATTCTATATTAAGTTTCATCGTATTTATCTGTCTCCTTTGTTTTCTTGATTATCTTATTGAATTTAGTAGTTTTACCAGTTTTAATTAAATTGTCTATAGCATCTTGTACAGATTTAACATTTTCCTGTTGCTTTCTCTTATTAAGATGTCTTCTAAATGCTTTTGCAAATGCAGGTCTAGGAGGAATTCTTATAATAGTTCCATCTCTCATTCTTATTAAAGCACCATGCTCATGTATATCAAATAATTCTCTAAGAGTTAATCCAGATTTATGATGTTTAGCCCATCTTGGAAATACTCTATATCCTTTTTTAAGTCTTCTAATAGCAAATGTGTTAATATAGCTATTATCTTCACTGTCTCCTTCTCCGAAAAGTGGTGTTCCCGGCTTTCTCTTGCCTTCTCTCTGCTTCTGTGCTACCGTAGCAGGTTTTAATGGCTCAAGTCCAAAGGAACCATCAGAGATACCCTGTCTGAAAGTTTCTATCAACCCTACTGCATCTTTTTTTGAGAATGTATCTGCTGATTGTTCTACTAATTTAGGCAGTCTGCGTATTCTTGCTTTTACTGCTCCATAATTTGTAGAAAATTTAGCTTCTATCATTTTTCATTCAACCCCAATACCACATATAAAAAATTAAGACCAAATTGATCTTTTAATGATTTATCTACTATTTCATAAGTTCTACCATTTAATATCACATCTGCCTTTATAGAATTAAGATCTTCAATAGTATATTCAGCATTCATCCAATCTAACATAGCAGTCCATATTATAACATCAGTATTTTCTCTAATTCCAGCATTTGATTTTTGCTTATCGGTAGGAGAAAATGTAATTGGAAATGCATTAGGATTAAATTTATTATTATCATTTTTAACCCTATTTTTGATAGACCCATATTTATCTCTCTTCACATCAGATTCAACATTAAATCTAATAAGTACTGGTGCTCCATATTGGTCTATTGTTCTTTTAATATCACATGAAGCGAGTTTAAATTCGTGATCAACTCCACATCTACCCTGATTACAAGTGCTCATTGACCTACCACCGATGAAGTATATTTTCTAAGAATAGAATATAATTCCTGATCAAGTAAATTTATGATATCTGTGTATTTTCCACGATTACCATAATTTTTTGCATAAGATGACATTGAAAGACTTCCACCACCAGTTCTAGCTCCAATTTGCACTAATATCTTTTTAGCTGTCATAATTGTTATAGCTTCTGCTATATCACATGGTGGTTCGTCATATCCATATTTATATTTAACTTTAATGTTATTTGTTCCTTTTGCAAATATAGGATCAAAACTACCTTCATTAAAATTTGATTTCGATTTTAATATACCTTCTTCTTTAATAAGTTCAACTGATGTAAGTAAATTTCCAGTCTGTGTTTCTGCTGGAATATTTGTATATGTTATATTTGTTATTTCTATAACAGGTCTTTTATTTAATATTAAATTTGAACTTCCATTACCTGAATGATATTCCTCTATTTCAGATATTGCATTTATTGTAAGACCCAATGCATTTTCAATATAAGGTATTATAAAACAATCTCTTCTATTTGATATCCATTCATCAGTCATTTCAGTATAAAATTCTACTGTTAAATCTACAGTTCCATCTGCTGTAGCATTTTCAGAAATTGAAATTTGACCAAGTACTCCAACCACATCTATAGATTGTATTATTGATCCAGAAGGAATTCCAACACCAGATATTCCCATTTGAGATTCTAAATTTCTTGTATCTATATCTGAAATAAGACTAGATTCATTAACAGTAGTACCAGATACAATAGTAGTAGACAATAAATTTATACAATATCCTCTAAGATATTTTCTTATGTCATTTGCTGTAGGTATTGGACAACTCATGATACTAATCTCCTTTTAATATCAAAATCTGATATAATATCGACACCAACTGTATCTGATATCGATCTAACTATAAAATCTGTTCCTTGGAAAAATTGTCTTCCTATTGAATAAGTTCTTTGAAAAGCACCTGTTCCTGTTGCGTTAACAGATAAAGTTCCTTGTAATGCAAAAGTTCCACCAACTACCCTAGCATATACTTCAAATGAAACTGATGCTTGTACTTTATTTGATGTACCTATTAATATATCAACTAATGAACCACGTTCATTTAATGGCATAGTCCATATTGCCATTTGTGTTTGATTATTTCCATTATCAATAAATCCACGAACTTTAGTCATATCATCAGGTACACCATCAGTAACAGTAGTATCTTCATAGATATAAATGTTTCCAATAACACTATCTCCAAGTCTAGTAATCGCTCTCCAAAATCTAAACCAATTAAGTGTTGATCCAAGTCTCAATTTAGTTTGACCTTCAATAGTTTGTGTATGTTCCTGTTCATAACCTAATTCATTTATACCACTTGTTAAAAAAGTCTGTGTATCAAGAATATTATCACTTGATATATAAAGTGGAACTCCTGCTGATCCTATTAATCCAGCTGTAAATATATAATCATTAGTTGGACCATTCCAGACATCAACTAATACATCTCTAGGAACATTCTGTCTTCTTCCAAATTTAGTATACGGAGTTCGACCAGTATATATTCCACTAGCTGATTCTATATAAGGATCAAAATGTGTATTCCAAATTCCCATTATTGCGCCCTCACAGTTAATTTGCTACTTCCAGTTAATGAAGTTTGTACAAGTCTTATAGCAGTAACTGGAATTACGGAATCTTGAATAGTATCATTTACTACTCCAAGCGCCCAATCCACTGGAACAACTCCAATATCATTTTTAACATTAGATACGATGTCTGTGGTAGTTTCAACCTTACCTCTTCCACCATCTGTAAAAGAAATAGAAACAGCAATTGTTATAACATCTTCTGGAATCAATATCCAACTGCCATTCCCATTTTCAGACAATGATTGTTCTATTTCATATGCAAATACTCTATCAGGACTATTTGGTTGTACTGTTACTACTTGCATATTAATAAAACTCATTATTATTCTACTTCCTCTGGAGGTTTAGCTTCGTAATAACCTTTTACAAGAAGTGCATCATATACTTCTTTCTTCTCGGTTTCTACGATACCTTCAACCACTTCAAGCTGGATTTCTTTTTCACCAACTGTAACAGCAATATTACCATCGATTTTTTCATCATCCTTATTATCAGGATGACCAGCAAAATAAATATACTGCTTTGGAGGTTCTTTTTTCTTTGATTCACCAACTGGCAATTCTGCGAATTCTTCAAACCCTGCTTTTAAAAGTGCCATTTTATAGGCATTTTTCTTTTTAACTGTCCATGATTTCGGAATTTTAAAAACTCCATCTGACAGTTCCACTTTTTTGTAGGTAGATTGTCCATTTTTATTCACTTCACCAATGTCAAGGGAAATACTAGATTTCCCCCGAACAGGTGTAGGGAACCGAAAACCTATAATAGCATCAGGACTATTGATGATATTTGGTTTCGGTCCACTATGAACAACACCAACATTTTTATCTTTTCGATTGAAAAGATCGCTTGACGTTTTTACACCCATTTAACTACTCCTTAAAGTGTTCTAAATCCTCTATGTAGTGCACAAGTTGCTTCGAATGCATCAATTAAAGCAGGATATGATTTAACTAGGAATGGCTGATTGTCATCGGTTTTAGCCAGTGGTTCAACTGTTGCTAAGCCTTCATATCTACTACCTGCACTATTTGTATAAGCAAGTTTACCCATACCCTGATATTCATCAAGATCCCAAAAGAAAATAACTTCCATTGGATTAGCTTCTGTACCTTTAAGAGGAACATCAGCCTGCATATGAGTTGGAACTGAGGAATCTGCTACCATTGGATCTGTTGTAAATACAATAGAAGTAGTATTACCAGTAATAGTTCCATCACCATCATAAGTAAAACCAGAAACAACAGTTTTTAATAGAGTTACATTAGTAGTAAGACCAACATAAACTTTATAAAATAGAGCTTCGTCATCACTAGTCAATGTCAATGTAATAGTACTAGTTGTTCCTGTAGTTATCTGACTTACTTCTGTAGCTACTCTCTGCTCACCATCCCAAGTTACAGCGGCAACTGAGAAGAAATATTCATCTGCGAGAATTGTACCACCAGATGTAGCTGTACCAGTTGTGACAGTTCCAGTCTGTTTAACAGGTCTAGTTGCAGTAGTCTCAACAATTGGAATGTCTCTATAAGTCTGGAGTCTCCAACCACCATCGATTTCAACAACATTTGTTCCACGAATAGCTTCTCTATTATCCCGAACCTGAGTATATAATCTGGAAAACAATGACAGCATTTCAGGTGACATTTCAAAAACTCTTCTATGAGAAGAACCCTGTTTCCTCATATTGTTGTCAATAATATCATCAAGAACTGACAATGTAGTTGGAACTGCTCCACCTTCAGCGGTATTTTTACGATATGATGCAATGAATTTATCCAGACCATCAAATGTATAAACATCTGCGTCCTTATTTCCATACAGCATATAAGTTCTCATATCATTACCGAATGCCTGAAGATGAGTTTCCATTTCAAATGCCTGAGCATCCATGAAATTTGCAGATGCATCCTGAATAAATCCAGTTACAGCACCTTTTCTTTTCATGATTTTCAGTTCAACAGAAGCTCTCTGAGTTGTACTATTTCTAGTAGGAGTTACTGAACTCTCACCCATAGCAGAACCGGGTTTTGGAAGAGCATTCAGTCTTACAAACTCATGAAATTTCTGATTATCGAATTTTAAAACTGGAATTGCCAATTCAGGAACCAGTCTTACCAACGTATTTGTGATTACTTCTTCAAGATGTTCAGGTATAATTGCCTGTCCAACTCCAGAAGCGGATGAAAAAGCTTTTCTAATTATGCTTTTATTTTCGGGAGTACCGAAAAGTCTATTAAAAGTTACTACGTCCATTTACTACCTCACTTATGATTTAATACCAAATATTGCAGGAAGTGAGTCTCTAAGTTCATCATGTGAACTTTTTCTTACATTACCCCATGCATTATTGTTATTGTTCTGAACATTCTGTCCACCATTCAAACTTTTAAGAACTGTTGTCAGTTCATTCAAGATCCCATTTGCATCCAAATTCTGAACGGGTTTGGGTCGATTGTCCAATGATTTCTGGACGTTTTCTGAAAATCCAATTCCATCAAGGATATTGGAAATAGCAGTATTCTGCTGATTCTGCTGATTAGCAAGTGATTTCATCACATTGGAAATTTCAGCAAGAGATTGTAAGACTGCTATATTTACCTGATCTCCACCAGCAGGAGCAGATTTCTGTACTGCCTGTGCAGGAGCAGATTTATTTGCACCAACTAACTGGAGCAATAGCCCAAGAGATTTTCCGACTTCGGAGAGATTTCCTTCTGTGATATCAGTGGGATCTTCCACTCTATCTTCAGCTTTTGTCTCCGGATTTGCTGTAGGACCATTACTTTCTTTCTGTGCAAGCATCATTTCAGGATCTTCTTCCTCATCTTCCGGGACTACTCCTGCCTGTGCAACTTCAGTATTTTCACCACCAGCCATTAACTGCTGAACCAGTGAACCGATGTTTTCAAGGACTGTTGTCTCTTCAGGTGACAAAGCCTTATTAACTTTATTATCAGCTAAACTCTTTTTCATGCATTTCCTCCACGCATTTTTGTTAAATTTTGTATCGCCAGTTGGAGTTGTTGTAAACTTCTCAATCTGGTCGAGTCATGATACACTTCATCACTACCATCGGTAGGAATGTTTCCATGGAAAATACCTTCATTCTGAAGAATTAAGTCCACCATTAAATCACTATATTCTTGGTATAAAATCTGTAATTTCTCTTTAGAAGTACCGAATTTATCCCTAGATAAGATTTCGCAAATAGCATCTTCAAGTTCAGATTCAATTGTAAATTTCTTCTGATAGAATGTACTACTTACTTCTGCCTGTCTTACCTTCTCATGTAGTCTCTCTCCGAGATTTTTATGAATTTTATCGACTACATCAGGAGGTATGACTCCAAGTGCCTTGTAAACTGATGTAGCAATAGAATCTTTGTAAGCTGGTCTTGGTACAACTACAACACCATCCAAATGAACAGCATTCATAACTCTTTTACCAGTACCATCAATACTCATAATTCCACCATCTGGAACTTCACCTTCTATACTAAATCCCTTTTGCTTTGGTTTTGTATATGGTGCAATTCCATTTACCTGCTTCCACAATTTATCGGCTTTTTCAAGTGTAACAGCGCCCATGTTATCAAGTTCATCATATAACCTATATTCAGTCATCCAATCTCCTGCTGGAGTGATTTCTGAATGTGTAAGTTTTCCGATGTCATCTACAAAGTTAACTCCATGTTGACCCTCATAAAGAAGGATATCCCCGGAATTAGCTTGTTCCTGAAATGATTTAATACAAGCTTCTGTCATGTTTTCACCATGAAGGTCTTTACGCATTCCAGATGAAATACCTACCAGATATCTCCTCTTTCTTCCACCTTCATCTTTCAATACTGCATGATTGTTATGATCCCAATCATTAGGATGAAATCTGAAACTAATCTTCCTAGATTCTTCCATATCTTCTCCTATTTATTAAATTCTGTAACATTGATTTTCACAGATTCATACTTTGGGTTTAAATTAATCTCAAGCTTAATACTGTTATTATACTCTTTCGAGAGTTCAAATGCAGTTTTCTTAAGTTTTTCAATTAATTCTTCTTTTTTACTCATTATATTACCTCTGCAAAATATTCTATGTCACAGTTACAACCAATTATTTGTTCAAGTCGTGCATTAGGGTCATGTGGTCTTTCCATAGGTGTAGTTTCCACAAGTCTACCATCTTTGTCAAATAATGGGACAAGAAATTTAACATTCTTATCTATTACCTGACCATTTACGACTCCATGTCCCTGTCTAGGAACTTTGGATAGAGATTTATTCTGTATCCATTTCTTTCTCATTTTAACATTTGGATTTTTCTTAACCAAATCATTAGTATAAGCTTCTTTTATATCGTTTATAGCGGACCTTGCTTCGGTCACTGCTATGGTTTTTATATTTGATGGAATCCCATATTTAGGATCTTTCTTAGTATAATTTTCAAAAGTTTCTGTAATCTTCTGTTGGAAAAGGTCTATTACCTTTGGATTGATAGTACCAGCTTGAGTACCTCTTCTTCTGATAAATGCTTGTTCATCAGTCTTTTTAGTTCTAAATTCATTAAGTGCACTGGTTAAATCTTCTGACAATCTATCTCTAAGAGTATTGGTGATTAGCTGTCCAGATTCTGCAGTCTTCTTTATATAAACCTGATTTTCTGGTAGAACTTCACTAAGATCAGGCATAGTAAATCGTTTCTCCTTGGTAGATACTTTTCCAAGTGCTTTTGACCAATGTGAATCTGATAATTTACCAGTTGTTTCAGCTATGTTTTTAGTATTCCGGGCAAGAATATCATTCATAAGAGTCTGATAATTAGTACCTGATACATCGTTTGGATTTATTCCGTATTTTTTAGCTAATCTGTTTAAGTAAATCTTCGCCATGATACTACCTCCTATGTTTCTTTTTAACAGGAACCTATTCTCCTGTAATTTCCTTAAATTTTTCCTACTACGGTGGTCCTTTAGTCCCCCCGGTGTAAAAGAGTGTAAGGAAAAGCCACCTTAAATATAATGGGTATGATTCTGTGCTGGTTTCACTTCAAAATTACTGATATCATGAATATGTTGAACTCCAAGTTCACCTACCATTCCGGTAGTTGCTCCATTTCCATCCCGGTCCAATTGGTAACTATGACTATGATCATCATTAGTTGATGTTACACCATTTTTTTGTAGTGCATCATGTACACCTGCTAGATTTTTATTAATTGTATTTAACGATTTCTGTACTGGATTATTCATATTTGACTCCTTAACTTCTCCAAATGTTTCATCAAGTTCATCATCAGAAAAATTATTTAATAAATCTCTAACATATTCATCAGATTGTCCACTCTCAATTAATTCATCTGCATTATCAAAACTAAATTCCAACATATCTCTTTTTTCTTCTTCTGAAAGATTATTAAATATTTCATCAATTCTATTTCCACTATCATCAGGTATATCATTCTGTTCTATCATATCTCTGATTTTCTCTGGAGTGGCATTTGGGTTTTCAAGTGGATTAATACCAAATTGTTTTTCAAATTCACCTGCAGTATCTTCAGTTTCGATACCCATACTCTGAAGAACTCCCTCCATAGCAGTCAATTTGTTATCTATTACAGATTGATCCTCTTCTGGAGTAGAAGGTTTAAGTCCAAATCTCTCTTCAGCTTTTGCACGTTCTTCGGGAGACAATTTTGCAAGTGCCTGTTCCATATTAGAGGTGAATTGATCTACTTCATCTTGTGCCTGTCCAAATTCAGTAGCTTCATCTATTTGATCTTGAGCCTGTCCACCTTCATCAGCATGCCATTCACCACCTGAAAATGTAGAAGGTTTACCGAATATTACACGCTTATCACCTTCACTAGCTTTTCTTACATAATTAAGATTTTTATTTATAGCATTAAGTGATTTTCTAACTGACTTTTGCATTTAATCCTCCGAATATCGTATCTTTAAAATCTTTAAGTCCATACATAATCATCCCACCATAAAATTTAGGACTATCATATTGATTTCTATATGCAAGCAATGCTTCATTAGAAGATTTAAATCCTAACATTACTTTAAGTTCATCAAATTCCCCGGTTTCCGGTACTACCTGTTTTACAATAAACACAAATTTTGATTCTTCATTTGGTCCAAGATAACAATCAATACTGTCACCATCTACAGCATTAGTATTAAATATATAACCATAATCATGGTACATTTTTACTTTCCAAGATTTTCCATTAGGATCTTTACCAGACCGAACACTACCTATCGGATTTTCAATACCAATTAACATACCTTGAAATATAATGTGATTTACTGGTCTATCTTCTTTCTGTACTGAAATACTACCAGTATTTTCAATTGGTGCTACCATATTAAGTATATCTTCTATCATTTCTTCAGGAGATCTTGAACTATCAAATGTCTCAGACAATACTGCTTCCTGTAAAATTTGATAATAAGACACTAAATCCATTTCTAAGGGAGAAGTCATAGAGTCAAATTCTGTTTGTGTTAATTGCTTTTCAACAATCTTAGACAATTGGTTTCTCCTGTATTGGTTTAATTCCCGGTGTAGGATCTTCTCCAAGTATTTCTTCTGCTTGTTCTTTAGTTTTACCAAAGAAATGTTTCAGCATAGCTACACCAGATGATCTTGATATTTCATTATTATTTACTTTAGAAACTATTTCAAGAGCTGATGTTACCTGAGCACCATTCATAGCAGTATCTTCTATAGGTTCTTCTTCAGTTACTTCATCAACTGTTTCTATAACTTCTGCTGGTTCCGGTTCTGGAGCTGGTGCTGGACCCTGTATATTAAATGGACTTCCTTGTGATCCATCAGGTGATTCCATACTTGCACCCTGTTCAGGTCTGTTATATTGTTCTTCAGGATAGACATCATCACCTCTAGCTTCCCGAATTTCATTTACTGCATAAGTTCCAGTCTTTATTTTCTTGTCTTCCAGTTCTACCTGTTCCTGTTCTGAAAGTCCTATATCAAATTTAAATTCAAAATCATAACCATATCGGTAAGGTAGGATATCACGATTTATAAATTCTTCGATCATCCCGATAATAGGTCCAATTCCCTTTTCCTGTTCAATTTCTTTCTGAACATCTGAAGTTTCTTTACCAGATGTAAATTCACCACCAGCCAGATTCACTTCCATATTAGTCATATTATAAATAAGTGCTACATCACGAAGCAATTTATCTTGTCTAGTCTGCTGTGCACCAAATGTGTCAGCTTTAGAAAGGTCTATCACTGTAGGAGTTCCAACTCCTGACAATGTTATAATAGCTTCTTGCCTAGCTTGATTAAGTTTAGTTTCAATACGTTTTTGTTCACCATCATTCATAGGCAATTCAAACATATTATCTGTAAGTCCACCCATAGGTGCTGGCTGTTTACCAAATGCTATTGCTTTTTCAGGAGGTTTTGTACCATCTGCCTGATCTGCAGACCTTTTATCAAATAGAATAGATTCAGCCACTTTATTAATAAGAGCTTCCAGTGGTACTTCTCCCATAGTCTGCCATGAAACTGGGACATATCGAAGATAGGAGATCTCGTTTGAAAAATAAGCTTTGGCTTCCAAGGAGGGAATAATTTGGAAATAAATTTCAGGTCCGCCTACATGAACTTGCCTATAAGGAAAAATTGTACCACCGGGAAGCATATAAAAATTTTCAAGTTTTGTATTATCTGTATTATATTCTTTATATATTCCATCAGATCCATGAATCATAAGGTCAATAGTTAGTTCATGTAAGAACCGAGAAAAATTCACTCCCATAGATGGTTGAGATATCCATTCCTCTATTTCCGTTGAAGTGTCTTCATTTGCCCTATCATTGCGCCTTCTATGTCTCCTAAGTGCAGAGTCGAAGTTAGACATATCATCTTTCAAACCGGGAAGCATACTCATTATTCTCTGTTTTATTTGGAAAGCTATTGTAAGCTCTTTAATATCTTTACTATCAGAAAATTCACTAAATATCTCTTTATATTCTTTAATTTCAGCTACAAATCTTTGATCATCTATATTCTTTTTAACTACTTTCCAGTTTAATGCAGAAACTCTCTTTGCTCTTGATGTTACAACACCCTGAAGCATTGATGATCGTTTGAACATCTCAATTCTATCTTGGATAGACAATGAAAATACTGGTCTTTGAACTGTTCCGGTAAGTATATTACCGTTTTTACCTCTACCTGATACTCCTTGAAGTTCAGTTATATTATAAATATCAAGACCTCTTCCATCCTGATCGATAGTAGGTCTTTGACCATGTGGTAGCTGATTAAGTTCACCAGATTCAGCCAAATAAGCTTTCTTAACTCTTGAATTTATATTATCACTCATTTATCATCCTCCGGTTTCTTAAATTCATGTCCACATTCAGGACAGAATTTACATACTCTATTACCCGGATAATAAACCGGGAAAGTTGGATAATGTTGTCCACAATTGGTACATTGGTAATCATAAAGCAATTCATCCCCATTAAGATTCATATAATTTGCTTTCATGACCGTTTCCTCTTAAGATAATCATTATATGATTTCTTTCTTAAATACCCACCTATTAAAGCACCAATACTTAACCCTATTACTAAAATTATCAATAAAATTTCTATCATGATGCCAACCTCATTAATAGATTTTTAGCTATCATTTCATAGCCTGATGCATGAAAGAAGTGGTCTGGTCCGGTTTCTACCCAATTGTATTTCTCTTTCTTCTCATCATAAACTCTAGTAGATGCTGTCATATGGTCATAATATTCTGGTATATCAGCTATATTTTTTGGTAACAAAGTATTTTTCAGTAATATAGATTCTTTAACATTATCCAGTGCAGATGTCCTATGAACTGTGATAGTCTTGGTTTCCATAGTGACTATATCTTCCTTACCTTCACCATAAAAACATCTAAATAAACCTTTATGTTTTGCCACAAGTCTTTTTGACATTCTCTGTTCTGGCATTGCATCTATTACACCAGCTAGAATATTAAATCTTTTAAAAAGTCCATTAAATTCTTCTTCTGTCTGAATAGCTCCAATAAATCTAGCTCTAAGTTTACCCTCAGGAGTTATACTAGATATTTTAACATGAAGCATTGTTCCAACATCACAACCCAATACACAAACTGAATCTGTATAAGATTCTGTCATAAAAAAGTCTTCTATACATTTATCAAGAGAACTTGTTGTAACATTTGATCCCTCTGCTGTATAAGGTAAACCAAAATCACCATTATAACATCTCTGGAGGACTGTCTCATTAGTCAATCCCTTATCAAATCTTTCAACAATCTCTCTTAATGTGACTTTAGTAGAAAATAATTTATTAATTTGGAGTCCTTCTTTCTTACCCTTAAAAGTTGGAACCCATTCTCCCGGTCCTCTTCTATGAACTGGTTTTCCACATTCATGACATATCAGATTAATATCCTGCCCGGAATCCCAATCAAATTTTTCATCACGAATAATATATTCATGTTCGTCTACCTGTCTAAGTAGATGTTTAAAAGGATCGGGTTGGATACGATGTCCACAATCAGCTTTAATATTCCACAAAGATTGGGATGATTTAAGCCACCTACCATGTATACCGTATTTGAGGATGGTTGGATTTGCTACTCTGAATTCTCTACGGTCATCGGAGTTTGATAATCTCTCTACCGCCATTTCCAAATTTCTCAAATCACATTCATCTTCTTCATCCACTATAAGGATATCGGCAGGATATTCAGTGAATCCTACAGTACTATTAGAACCAGTAAATGCTATAGCTCCATTCATGATATGTTTAAGGGACACTGCATCAGATGCTTTATCCAACCCGGAATTTAAGACTTGTTCATAAAAATTAGAATGTTCTATAGATTTATCAAATCTGTTTTTCACAAATCTGTTTACTAACTCTATAGTAGGAAGTGTATAAAATATTTGTTTATTATTCATAGCTAGAGAAAATGCCAGAACTATTAACCATTCTGTTAATCCAGACTGTGTAGATTTCATGATGTCTTTTTCATTTTCATCCAGATAAATATGTCTAAGATAAGGATAATTTACAAAATCAAGCATTTCATTTTTATGAGTCTTGTGGTGCTTTGATGCTAACCACATTACAGGATGATTTTTATATAGAAATGCTTCTGCTTTATTCAATTTATCTCCTCACAAATATTACAA